CCTTTAGAGGTACTAAAACTAAAGACTTTTGATGCTTTAGTCGCTGAAAAGCCACCTTCGGGTTACTTTACAATTCTCAATATCACTGAAGAAGATATTGATAAAGAAGGCGGGTATCCTTTACCTAGACAAAGATTGGCTGAAATACAGATAGAATTACTACAAAAAGGTGCTATAGGAGTAGGTTGGGTTATTGGATTCCCACATAAAGATAGATTGGGTGGCGATGATGCTTTTGCCGAATCCTTGAGTTATGCACCTTCGGTTCTGCCTTTATTTGAAAATAATAATAACCAATATCCCAAGACGATTGGTACAGTCATATTGGGGGAAGATACTGGCGGTATTGAATCACAAGGTGTGCTTAACAATATTCCAATGTTGTCAGAGGTTGCCAATGAAGGGATAGCAGTAGCAAGAACTGATATAGATAATCTAGTCAGGCGTTTACCATTATTAATGCGTACTCCTGATGGTTGGGTTCCTGCTTATGGCACAGAAGTATTAAAAGTATTGGTAGATGCTGATACTTATGTCATAAAGACAAATCAAAATGGTTTAGAAGAAATAAGGGTTAGAGGTTTACCTGCCGTGAAAGTGGATTCGTTTGGCAGAAAGTGGATCAGTTGGGTAGATACACCACAGACAACTTTGGAAGAAATGGATGTAGAAGGTAAGTTTGTATTTGTCGGTGTCACTGCCAAAGGAGTAATGCCTCAACTTGCTACTCCAGTAGGTTTATTGGAACCACATAAAATACAGGCAGCTTTGGCTGAAAGTATTTTAATAGAAGATAGCCCTTATATACCTGATTATGCTTTAGCATTAGAGATGCTGATACTTTTTTTCTCAGTGGCTCTTATTTGGCTTGTATTGCTTTTATTTGGTATTACGCTAGGTATTAGCCTATTTGCAGCAATAATGTCTGTAAGCGCGTATTTCGGCTTCTATATGATACAACATGGATTATTGGTCGATGTTACTTGGACTTTAATATGCCAGTTTATAGCAGGAGCTACGGCATTTTATCTAAGATTTAGGCAGCAATATAAACTTAGACAACAGATTAAAAAGCAATTTGGCAAATATCTTGATCCTAGAATGGTTAAGAAATTACAGGATAACCCTGCATTATGTAAAGTTAATGGAGCGCGAAGGGATTGCAGTATTATTTTTACTGATCTTAGAGGATTTACCAGTTTATCTGAATCTGTTGAACCAGAGCAGGTAACTTACATAATGAATAATGTATTGAATGTTCAGGTAAATGCGGTCAATCAATATGAAGGGGTCACTGATAAATTTATTGGTGATGCTGGAATGTTTCACTGGAATACTATTTTACCGCAGGAAGATCACCATAATTTAGCTTTACAGGCTGCAAGACAGATAGAAACAAATATAATTGAATTAAATAAAAAGTTTAAAGAAGAAGGAATCCCTGAAATAGCGATAGGTATAGGTGTCAATTCAGGTATTTGTATTGCAGGTAACTTTGGTGCTACGGATAGATTTGCTTTTTCCCTTATCGGTGATCCCTGTAATGTAGCTGCAAGATTGGAAAGTGCGACAAAAGTAGCAGGAGTTAATGTACTGATTGGTGAAGAAACTTCTAAGTACAGTAATTTTAAATTAAAATCATTGCAACCTATTGAAGTTAAAGGAAAAGAAAAACCATTAGAAGTATATACATGGGAAAACAATTACAGTTAATCAATATTAATGGAAATATCAAATGAAGTTTAAACTTATAAAAAATATTATCGGTGCTGTAGCTCCTACAATTGGTACGGCTTTAGGCGGTCCAATGGGAAATATGGCAGCAAATATGGTGGCTGACGTATTAGGATGTGATCCTGCTCCAAAAAAAATAGAACAAGCCATGCAAGCAGCAACACCAGAGCAACTTACAGAACTTAAAAAGATTGATGCTGACTTTGAAGTAAAGATGAAAGAACTCGATGTTGATCTATATGCCCTTGAAACACAGGATATACAAGATGCCAGAAAAGCTTTTAAAGAAGATTGGACTCCAAAAGTATTTGGTCTTATTGCTTTGATAGCTTTTGTGGGTTACATATTTACTGTAACTATTTTACCTCCAGATCAAAATAGCGACACTATTGTTAGTTTGGTATTAGGATATTTAGGTGGTCTTGTATCAGGTATATCTAGTTTTTATTTTGGAGCTTCTAATAAAGAAGAAAAATCATAAAGAATATGGATAACGAGAAACTAATTGAAGAATTGAAACGGGATGAAGGAATTGAGCATAAAGCTTATCAGGATTCATTGGGCATATGGACAATCGGTGTTGGCAGAAATATTCAGGAAGTTGGCTTATCTCAAGATGAAATAGAATATTTACTGGTAAATGATATTATTCAATGCACGAAAGAATTGAATAAAACATTTGATTGGTATAAGGATTTAAACGATGTTCGTGCAAGAGCATTAATCAATATGTGTTTCAATCTAGGTCTAACCAGATTACTCGGTTTTAAAAAATTTCTTGCAGCAATGGAAGCAAAAGATTGGGAAAAAGCCGGTATAGAAATGATGGACAGCAAATGGAGTAAACAGGTTGGAGCGAGAAGCGAAAGACTAAGAATAATGATAGTAGAGGGTTAAATGCCATTAGTTAAATATATTTTCAAACCCGGTATTAATAAAGAAGGAACTAACTACAGCAACGAGAATGGTTGGTACGATGCCGATAAAGTCAGATTCAGGAAAGGCAGACCTGAAAGAATTGGCGGATGGTTAAAAAATAGTAGTAATAGCTTTATAGGAACCTGTAGAAAAATTCTTGTATATAATGATACTGCCGGTACAAATTATACTATAGTGGGAACCCATCAAAAACTGTACGTCAAGGAAGGAGTCAGTTTTTATGATATTACGCCTGAGAGGGCTACCACTACCGATGGTATTACATTTGCGGCTACTGATGGATCATCCATCATTACTGCTACCGATAGTTCTCATGGAGCTAAAGAAGGTGATTTTGTAACAATAAGCGGTGCAGTTACTTTAGGTGGTTTAATTACTGCCGATGTTCTAAACCAAGAATATCAAATAGCTTCTGTTCCAACGACAAATACTTATACTATTACGGCAAAAGATACTTCTGGCGATGAAGTGACAGCAAATAGCAGCGATTCCGGTAATGGCGGTTCAGGCGTTGATGGCGTATATCAGATTAATTCTGGATTGGATGTTTATGTTAAGTCAACGGGATGGGGAACCGATGCTTGGGGTTCAAGTACATTTGGATCAACATCATCATTATCCGCCAGCAATCAATTAAGATTATGGTCTATTGATAATTTCGGGGATGATGTTCTTGCTTGCGTGAGAGGCGGTGCTATTTATTATTGGGATGAATCAGCCGGTACATCCGCACGGGGAACAAATCTTACCGCAATAGGCGGAGCGAGTGATGCTCCCACCATAGCATTACAGGTAATGGTATCGGATGTTGATCGGCACGTTATAGCATTTGGTTGCAATACAATCGGAAGTAGTACGATTGATCCGTTATTGGTAAGATTTTCAGATACAGAGAGTGCCGGAGATTGGACTCCCACGGCAATTAATCAGGCGGGTGGTGTCCAGTTATCGCAAGGATCAGAGATTATAGGCGCTCTTAAAACAAGACAGGAAATATTAATATTCACCGATGTTGGATTGGTTTCCATGAGGTTTGTGGGATCACCTTTTGTTTTTTCATTTAATGAGGTTGCCGAAGGCTTTTCCTTGATATCTCCGAATGCATCCATTAATGCGGATAATAAAGTTTATTTCATGGATAGAGGCGGATTTTATGTTTACTCAGGTTCTGTATCCAGATTGCCCTGTTCCGTATTGGATCATGTTTTATCTGATCTGAATCTGGAACAGGCACATAAGATATTTGCCGGTGTTAATTCCAATGCCAATGAGATTATATGGTTCTATCCGTCAGGAAGCAGCAGTGAAGTTGATAAATATGTTTTATATAACTTCTTGGAGCAAGTCTGGTCAGTAGGAACAACAACCGATAACTTTGTAAGAACCGCTTGGGATGAGGCAAATCTATTGGATTATCCCATTGCAGCCAGTAAGAACAGTAGCTCGGTCAACACCAATTATTTATATGATCACGAGAAGGGTCACGGAGATGATGGTAGTGCATTTACCGCCTATATAGAATCCAGTGATTTTGATTTACAGCCTGATGGGGATCATTTTCTTCACATTTCAAGATTGATACCTGATATAGAATTTAGGGATCAACAAACAACTGATGATACAGTGTCTTTTATCATCAAAGGCAGGGATTATCCTTTATCAAGTTTATCAACTTTACAGACAATAAGTGTTACCCCTGAATCTACATTCAGCAATACAAGAGCCAGAAGCAGACAATGTGCATTAAGAATATCAAATTCTTCGAGTGATTTTGGCTGGCGATTGGGAGACTTGAGATTGGATATTAGACCTGACGGGAAGAGATAGA